TTGATAAAATCAAAAAACATGCTGATTTGGGAAACAAAATCGTCAATGATATATTAAAAGAATTATTGATTACAGAAGGAGGTAATGCAGTTGCTGCCAATAGTGATTTATCTAAAGAACATTTGGAATCTACCATGAATAATGGTTTGAAAATTTGGAATCTTGATAAATTAAAGTACGAAGTAATTGGTAACAAATCCAAACCAGTATTAGGAGATATTGATGTTGCTGTATCTACTGATCAAATAAATGAATTATTAGGTATTAATTATGATTATGATAAAAAGACATTTTATGAAAAATTAAAACTGCATGTAGAATCAAATGTTCCGTCAAATGTTCCAATACCATCTTTTAAAATAAATACTGGATTAGACCAACTACATTTGAATGTACCTATAATTGATGAAAATGGTAATCCAGTAAAATCTACTGAAACACCAAATGAAGATGGATATGTACAAATTGATTTGATGATAGGTGATTTAAATTTTATGGTTAAAGCTTTATCTGGAGCACCAGAATCAAAGTATAAGGCAGCACTAAGAAATATTCTATTAATGAATATTATGTCACATAGTTATGAACCTACCGAAGATCCAAATAAGATGAAGAGATATCAAATGAATTGGAAAAAAGGTCTTCAAAGTGCAGATGTAGTAACAAATGAAAAGGGAAAACAAGAAAAACAAAATATAAAAACTGTTTATACCGACATGGATGACGTTGCTGAATTTTTATTTGGCAAAAATGTAACATTTAATGATATTAACACTTTAGAAAAACTAATTAAATTAGTGAAAGGTAATACTTTTCGTTATAAAAACAAAAGAACTGAAATCTTCGACGATTTCAAAAAGGAATTGGATAGATTAAAAGTAAAGTTATGAAAAGAGCAACAGGAAAAAGCAATCTTGACATAGTTAAAGATTATGTCGAGGGAAACCGTCCATTTATTCAAGTTGGTTATGATCCTAACTTGAATAATAGTAAAAGAAAAGAAGGAGAAGAATGGGAAGATGCACAAGGTAATAAATGGATGTGGAAAAACGGAACCAAAAGAAAAGTATCTAAACTTGGACAAATAAAGATTGATCAAAGATGTAGTATCTGTAATGCGGATATGAAATTTGGTGATTATCTTGATGATAGATTTTTTCCTAAAACAGGTAAATGTTATGATTGCACTATTTCATTCGACAGTAAGTTAAAATCATTAGGAGTATATGCTGATTATGAACGATATAAAATTTATAATAATATGCTTTCTGAAATGAAGGATTTCAAGAAAAATATTACTGATAGCATTGAATATCTAGAAAAAAATCCCGAAGAAAAGTTACAATTTTTTAATGATGACGGTAGTCAAGAATTCTGGACCGATGATACTACACAAATACAAAAAGTATTGTCTGATTTGAAAAATGATTTAAAAGATGTTGACGAAAATATTGCAAAAGCCAATGAAGAATTGCTCAAATTAAATTATAACCCAGAAATTGAGAAAAAAGCAAAACAATTGGTGTTGGATAGATTAAATCAATGAGTACTCCTAAAACACTTAAAGAAGTAATTAAAGAAGAATACAAGAAATGTCTTGTAGATCCGATTTATTTCATGAAGAAGTATGTTAAAATTCAACATCCTATTCGTGGAACGGTAAACTTTGATTTGTATGAATTCCAAGAAAAGACTTTAACTGATTTAGTCGATCATGATTTTAATATTATATTAAAGTCTAGACAGATGGGTATTAGTACATTAACCGCAGCATATAGTTTGTGGTTAATGGTATTTCATAAGGATAAAAATGTTCTTTGTATTAGTATTAACCAAGAAACATCCAAGGAAATTGTTACCCGTGTTAGATTTGCTAATGATAATCTTCCTTCATGGTTAAAAGTAAAAGAACAAGAAGATAATAGGTTAAGTTTAAGATTGACAAATGGTTCGCAGATTAAAGCCGTGTCATCCGCAGGTACATCTGGTCGTTCTTCTGCATTGTCATTGTTGATTATTGACGAAGCAGCATTCATTGATAACATTGAAGAAATTTGGTTATCTGCTCAATATACATTAAGTACTGGTGGTAGAGCAATCATGTTAAGTACACCAAACGGTGTTGGTAATTTCTTTCATCAAACATGGATAAAAGCAGAAGCCAAGGAAAACAAATTTAATACAATTAGACTTCCATGGCATTTACATCCAGAAAGAGATCAAACATGGAGAGATAAACAAACAGAATTGTCTGGTGTTAAAGGTGCAGCACAAGAATGTGATTGTGATTTTAGTACTACTGGTAATGGAATTGTTGATGCGGCTACTATTGATTTTTACAAACAAAGTAAAGTAAAAGATCCAATAGAAATGAGAGGAATGGATCATGGATATTGGATATGGGAATATCCCGATTATAGTAGAAATTATATAGTTAGTGCGGATGTTGCTAGAGGTGACGGAGCGGATTATAGTGCATTTCAAGTTCTTGATGTAGAATCATTGACACAAGTTGCTGAATATAAAGGACAAATTGGCACTAAAGATTATGGCAATATGTTGGTAAGTGTAGCTACAGAATATAATAATGCTTTACTTATCGTTGAAAATGCAAATATTGGTTGGGCAGTTTTACAACAAATAATAGATAGACAATATCCAAATACGTTCTATAGTAGTGCAGACCTACAATACGTTGATGTTGAAAGACAATTGACTAATAAAGTTAACAGAGATGAAAAGAAGATGATTCCTGGTTTTACTAATAGTCAAAAGACTAGACCATTATTGATTTCAAAGTTAGAAACTTATTTTAGAGAAAGATCGGTGGAAGTTAGATCACTTAGATTTTTGGATGAATTATCCGTATTCATTTGGGATGGTAATAAAGTAGCTGCAATGAAAGGTTATAATGACGATTTGGTAATGGCAATGAGTATTGGATTGTGGGTAAGAGATACTGCACTTAAATTAAGACAACAAAGTATGGATTTAAATAGATCAATGTTGGGTGGGATTACCAGAATTGGAGGATCTCAAAATATTTATAAAGCACAGTCGGTAAGTAGCCAAGAAGCATGGCAAATGACAACAGGAAAAACTACAGATAAAAAAGAAAACCTAACTTGGTTATTGTAACATATTTATATATATAAAACTATGGCAAACGAAGAATTTCAAATTTTAAAACAAAGATCTTTATATTCAAAGTTAAAGAGACTTTTTTCTACCGATGCGGTAATTCGTAATATTGGTGGTAAGAAGTTAAAGGTGGTAGATACAGATGAAGTAATGTATGCTACAGACCGTAATACACTTAGAGATCGTTTTAATAGAATTAGAACATCTTCATATAATCAATATAGCAGAGACTTTACATTGAGTTATCAAGCTGCTCGTATTGAATTATTCCGTGATTATGATACAATGGACATGGACCCAATTATTAGTTCTGCATTGGATATTTACGCAGATGAAAGTGTAACTAAGAATGAATTGGGTGAAATTCTTATTATTCATTCAAGTAATGATAACATTAAACAGATTCTTTATAATTTGTTTTATGACATTCTTAATATTGAATTTAACATGTGGAGTTGGACTAGAAATCTTGTGAAATATGGTGATTTCTATTTAAAAATGTATATTAGTCCAGAATACGGTGTATACATGGTAGAACCTATTAGTGCATACAATGTTACCCGTGTAGAAAACAGTGATTTAACAAACAAGAACTATGTTAAATTCCAAATCAATTTACCAGAAGGTGGTAGATTAGAAGAATTGGAAAACTATCAAGTTGCTCATTTTAGAATGTTGAGTGATAGCAATTTCATTCCATATGGTAAGAGTATTATTGAAGGTGGTAGAAGAGTATGGAAACAATTATCATTGATGGAAGACGCAATGTTAATTCATCGTGTAATGCGTGCTCCAGAAAAGAGAATTTTCAAGGTTGATGTTGGTAATATTCCTCCTGCGGAAGTAGATCAATATATGCAAAGATTGATGGATAAGATGAAGAAAGTCCCATACATTGATGAAAGAACAGGTGACTATAATCTTCGTTTTAATCTTCAAAACATGGTAGAAGACTTCTATTTACCAGTTCGTGGTAGTGATAGTGGTACTAGTATTGAACCTTTGAGTGGTATGGAATTCAATGGTATTGATGACATTGAATATCTTCGTAACAAAATGTTAGCTGCATTAAAGATTCCCAAGGCATTTTTGGGTTATGAAGAAGATTTAAGTGGTAAAGCAACACTTGCAAGTGAAGACGTAAGATTTGCCAAGACAGTAAATAGAGTACAAAGAATTTTGATTAGTGAATTGAATAAGATTGCAATGGTACACTTGTATGCTCAAGGGTATAAAGATGCATCATTGGTTGATTTTACATTAGAATTGACAAATCCTTCAGTAATTTTTGAAAAAGAAAAGATTGCTATTTGGCAAGATAAAGTAAATCTTTCCAAAGATATGATGGAAACCAAATTGTTTAGTAAGAAATGGATATATGAAAATGTATTCAAGATTTCTGAAGAAGATGTTGATATCCAAAAGAATGACTTGGTAGAAGATGCAAAACAATCTTACAGATTCAAACAAATTGAAGATGAAGGCATTGATCCAGCTAAACCATTCAATAAAATCAAACCAGAAGACGGTTCTGGCGGAGAAACTGGTGGTGGTGATATGGGAGCTGACGCCGGTGGAGAAGCTGGTGGTGAAGCTGGTGCAACTCCAGAAGCTGGAACTGAAACAGGCGGAGAACCAGCCGGTGGAGAAGCTGGTGGTGAAACTCCTGCATTAACTGAAAAATCACTTAGAGCATACAAAAGACCATCACAAAAAGGTTCTCATAAAAAAAGAAAAGACAACACATTTGGTTATGATGCATTGGGAAGTAAAGAAAATGTATCACAATCACAAACAGATCCGTTAAGACAAGGGTCTAAGACCAAATCTCCGTTGAGTTTAGAGGGGTTAAATGACTTTTTAAAAACAACAAATCAAATCAAAACTGAACTATTAAACGAAACAAAAAGTCTATCAATGTTAGACGAAAAAAATATTATTGAATAATCCATGTAAATAGTATATTAAAAATGATTTTTACTATAAATTTACTATATTTATAAAATAACGAAGATTAAATTATATGCACAAAGCTAAGCATTCAAAGTTTAGAAATACAGGAATATTGTTTGAATTGCTCACTCGACAAGTGACATCAGATATTTTGTCTGGAAAAGACGAATCTTTTGCCAAGAATATTCTATTTAAATATTTTTCCGAGAATAAAGAATTAGGCAAAGAGTTACAATTGTATAACTTTTTAGTTAATGAAGTTGCCAAAGACGAAACACAAGCAGAAAAATATATTGAAATTGTATTAAAACAAAGAGACAAACTAAATCAAAAGACATTAACATCCGAAAAATATAATTTAATCAAAGAAATCAAGGATGTTTATCCAATTAACGATTTATTTAAGTCCAGCATTAAGAATTATAAAGTCTTAGCTTCAATATACAAAATTTTTGAAAATCATAGTGATAAAAATTCAAAGTTTGATGTAAAAGAAATTGTTTCTTCTAGAACTAGTATAGTTGAAAATTTATGTGGTTCTAAAAAAGTAGTTAAAGAAACAGAAGATGAAATGATTAATGTTTATAAACAACAAAATGAAGAAGTTCGTCTTTTAAGTTACAAGATATTAGTAGAATCTTTAAATGAAAAGTATAAAGATTTAGATACAAACCAAAAGAATCTATTGAAAGAATATATTAATAGTATCAGCAATACAAATTCTTTAAAGAAACTAATTGATTCCGAAGTAACTACTGTTAAGAAACAATTGGCCGAATTGACTAACAATATTTCCGATGATGTCATCAAGATCAAAATTAATGAAACTGTAAAACAACTTGATAATGTTAAGAAATTTAATCTCGTTAAAGACAATCAAGTCATGGTTCTATTGTTATCATATGAATTGATAAAAGAAATCAAGAATCAACTTTAATATGAACGAAACAAAAGAAATTATTAAGTCAGACGAATCTTTTAAACAAAAGATCAAAGAATTAATTAAACAAGTGATGGATGAAATCACTACTTCTGCTGCGGCTGGTAGTGGAGAAGGTTCTGCTGGTGTGCCAAGAGTTCCAACTTGGGTTTCAAAGAATAAAAAAGGTAGACCAGATGTAGCTACCGCACTTGGTTATACATTAGCAAAGCCAGTAAATGAAGCAGCTGATCCAAATGCACAACCTCCACAACAAGATGGACAAGAACAAGGTCAACAAGATCCAAATTTATACGATGTAAAGCCAGAATTAACAGATTTTGAAAGTAGAGTATCACAATCTACCCTACAAAACAAGGGAGAATTTCAAAATAAAATATTGAGCAAAATTGGAAATAAACAAGTCCAATTAAGAGCTTCAAAAGGATATGGTCAACCAGAAAAAGATTATGTAGTTAATGTTTCTGGTGTAAGCATTGATTTTTACTATGAAAAATATGTTATTATAGTAAAAGGTAGAGAACAAGGTAAACAAAAAGAAAGCGAATACTTTGTTAAATCACCATATCAAATTAAAATTTTAGGTAATGCAGTTGTTACACCTTCTGCAAAGAAGAAACAACAACAAGCTCCTGCAACACCAGTTGCACCTGTTGTACCAACAAACACTGCAACAAAAGGAGTATAATAAATATGAATAAAAAATTATTAGTAGATTGCATAACATTTGATGTAGATAAATCTGTACTTAACGAAGCAATGGCAAAAGGTGGTCCATTGGTTGTACAAGGTGTTCTACAAAGAGCCGAAGCCAAAAACCAAAATGGTAGAGTATACGGCAAAGAAATTTTAGAAAATAGAATTACGCAATTGTGGTATCAAATTGGGTCTTAGTTCCAGAGGAATGGGAAGTGTTAAAAAGAATGTACATGAAGGTACTGATGAAGTACAAGACGATTTTGAATTGATTGCATTTGACTTTGTAAGTAATCCATCAACTAAAGGTGCGTTTATGTTTCCATCTGGAGAACAATCTTTACAAGAAGGAGTTGTAAAAAACCCATTAACAAATAAATGGGAAAAAGTAGAAGATTTAATCCGTGATATATTAGGCGAAATTAAATAATATGAAACGTAATATTAATGAAGCAGCAGGTGATCTTTTTAGAGCAAATTTATCACGATTTGGTCAAGGCTTTAAAAATATTGTTGGGGCTGGAACATTAACACAAGACAGTAAAGATACAGGTGTTGAAACTTTATTTTTAAGATTCAAAGAAAAATTTGATAAAATTACCCCATCGGCACCAACAGTTACACCTACAGTAACAACAAGTGGTTCAATTTCACCATCTGGTTCAATTACGCCTACTGGTTCCGTTACGCCTACAACATCTCCGACAGGTTCAACAAGTACAAGTGGATCTTCTGCTACAACAGGTTCAATAAGTGGATCTTTAACTTCTACCGCTCCTACAGGATCAACTTCTTCAGAATCAAGCGAATTTCTTTCTACTCATAAAAATTTAAATACAGATTTAATTAAAATTTTTCAACAGCCAAGATCAGATAATTTAACAATAAGTGGAAGTCATACTGCTGTTTACAAAACTTCACCAATATTATTTGTTACTAGTTCTACATTTAATGGTAATATTGATATACTCGGATTAGTGAATAACAATCCAATTAATAAAAATTATATTGGAATGGAATCAAGAGGACAGTTTCTTGAATATTGGATTAAACCAGATTATATAAACAATTATTCAACTATATCTGCATCGGTAAATGTTTCTGTCAGTTATAAAGTATTGTATTCGGATAACAAAACTACACCTGCAAATAAAGATGCAGGAACTTCTCATGCTACAACATTAATAATTAATCCGAAAGGAAGATCTATAGTTCCCGAAGGGATAATTAATGAAGCATTAAATACAGAACAACAAGAATTATATTTGGATTTTCTAAAAGATTTGAGTTGGTATTTTAAGATACAACCAAATCCAGATATGTCAACTTATAATCCAGAAAAGGTTCTTGAATGGATGAAAACTCAAGGTGAAAGATTCAAATATATTCTTGATTATCTTGATCAAAAACTTGGCACAACTGCACCTGTCGTTCCAACTACTGCTACATCTGGTTCTTCGGATGTAAATGAACAGTTGAAAAAAGAGTTGGATATATATATAAGTGACGAGTTTTTGACTAATTTATCTATAATTTATCCTGAGAAGATATTAAATTCTAAATTAAAAGATAATGCAAATACTAGAATGCCAAATTCTTCTAAAACATTAATGGCATTTAAGATTGAAGGAAATAAAATTTCATCATTAAAACTTAAGTTTAATTCAAAAAATACAATTAGATTTGAAATTGTAGTAAATTATAATGATTTAAAATCAAAAGAAAAAGAATTATTTAATGAAGTCACTATATCAGAAATAGCTAGATTAAGTAAAGTATTTAAAACAAAACTTTTTAATACATTGACATTTAGATATGTAAACAATACATCATTATCTGGCGGGAAATCTTTTGAAGAATTAAAAAATGCAATTGAAAAATACTTGACTCCAAGAGTTGATGCTGCTGCCAATAAGATGACAGATAGTATAAAATTGACACTTATAAATATAATTCATGTAAATAATAACATCAATCCTGAAATATTTGTAGGTATAAACAATAAGGGTATTAAGTTTATAATGAATACTCCTATACCAGAAAATAAATTATTTAAAACAAATGATAGTAAAAACAAGAACATTTTCAAATTAATATAATATTTATATCATATGATTAAATTAGCCGAAATAGCAGAAACACTTGGTATTAAACCACAACAACAAACTGCTCCACAACCAACACAACCTGTTGGTGAATCACCTGCTCCTATTAAAACCCTTACTAAGGAAGAAAAGAAAGCTCTTTATGAATTAGTAAACAATTACAATGAATATGGTAAAGTTCTTTATGAATATCATCAATTAATGAAAGTTGCAGAAAACATTGATAAGATATCACAATATGCAGAAACATATGCATTAAATGAATGTGGTGATTGGATGCAAGAAAATACTGCAATCCGTCATTTCAAAGATTTGAAAAGAATGTCTGAAACATTTAAAAAGAATGCGGCTAAATGTCAACAACAAAATTCTGAAATGGTAAGTTTGTATGAAGACATGGGAAATATTCTTGAAAAGTACTTTGAAATAAAAGATCCCAACAAATAAAAAATTATAAATGGAAACGAAAAACCCCACTTTTTACAGTGGGGTTTATTTTTTAAATTTCTATTGAACCAAGTTCGTCTATTTTATTTAACATATCATTGAATGTTTTAAACACATGTTTTGTATCATCAATTAATAGAACATAATCATCATCCGTCTTGTAGATTTTATATGTAATATCATTCATTCCATCATGATGTCTTACTTTTAAGACCATTCTTGCATCACCTTCGGGTTCAAAACCCATTCCAAGTAACATTTCTATTTCTTTCCATTCCCATCCATTTGGATGATCCATATCATCCAATTTATATTCTTTTTCTCCACTTTCTTTTGTAATAAATGATTTTAAATGTGTCATAATTAGTTATTGATCTTAATTGCGTCTTTAATAAAACTGTATAATTTATTTTTTATTTCACCTTCTCCGGTATCATTTGGAATCGGATCGGATAATTTATAACGAATTTCAACGGACGGTTTATCAAAATCTTCTTCGTTTTGATATTCAGTATACCATACACCATATTTAAAAGAATTTTTGGTATCATCTTCTTCATTTGTTAGTTTCTTAATAACAAACTTAATTGTATTTTCATTAAATTCTTTATCAAAACTTAATTCCATACCAGATCCAGCATTTTTATTATTGACAGGACCAGTTACTTCAGCAATTTTTGCAACTTCAAATGGTTTAAAATCAAGACCTTGATTTTTATTTAATTCATCTCTAAACTTTACATTCTTTTTGTTTAGTTCTGCGGTTTCAGTAATTGGTTTTGCAAATGATCTACGGAATATTTCTTTTAATTTTGTTCGTATTTCATTCTTTTTTGCATCTGGTACATTTGCATATAATGCACGCAAATATCGTTGTACATCACCATCTGTACATCCAATTTTTTTACCAGTTTCTTTATTGTAAATGCACTTACCTTTGATTTTATATGGCATAATAGTATAAATATCAATAATTTTTAATACTTTCAATTTTTTATTTATATTTATTTAACAGTAATACGACATTTCCTTTGTCGCAACATATAATTTAATAATCTTCATTGAAGTTCAATATCCTCAATAACTTCACACAAATAAGGAAAAATAAATATGTCAAATCTATTAAAAGAAGCTATTGCTGACGCTAAGGCTGTACGTGCTACAGCACTTGCAAATGCAAAAGCAGCGTTGGAAGAAGCATTCCAACCAAAACTAGAAGCTATGTTAGCTGAAAAATTAAAGAACGAAATTTCTGATGAAGAAACTATGGAAGGATCATCAATGCATGATACTACATTGTCAGAAGAATCTGATTCAGTTGAAATTACTGATGAAGAACTAAATGAAATTCTCGCAGAATTAGAAGGTGAATTAGACGAAGCAGGTCAAGTTGACCCAAATTTACCTGCACCAGCACCAGCACCTGCACCAGTT